CAAAGACACAATGAACCTCAAACAACTTGCTCGTGATCTTGAGAGACAAGGCTTTACATGTGAAATTGCTGAAGATGATGAGTATTTGACAGCATACTATCTTTGTTTCTTAGATTATGTAGAAATAGCTTTGACAGGCCATAAGGACTGGTATGTAGCTTATTTTGCACCATTTAAGGGCTTTAAAGTCTATAAAGCCTCAACAAACTGGTCAGTTATAAAACTGCTGAATAAAATTTTAAAGGAGGAACAGTAAATGAAATCAAAATACACAAAAATCAAATATACAAATAGCGGGATAAAAGCCCCGGTAGTAACTCTTATGAAATCCAACAATGATCTTGACAGATCGGATATGGTAGAACTGAGATATCCGGAGTTAATCATAACTATAAATAGAGTTGCAAGAAAGACTATGTATAATCGTGCAAAGTCTCAAATAAACATTGAAGCAGATCATTTTATTGCATCATTTCATGTTTATGATACTATTAATGATGCAAGAATTGTTTGTGAAAACCTTTACTTAATCATTAAAAAACCAGAATTAGATTTCCGCATAACGACCAGGGATTATGATACCATTTATAAGTATATGAAGGGAGTTTTGTATAATGCCGAAGAATCCTAAAATCCCAACCACTTCAAGTGGACTTAACGTAAACCCGAACATGCTGACTACCGCTGAGGCTTTACAACTCCGCAGACAGCTTGCTAAACGTCTGAATCAGCGGATGCGCAGATTAAAGGCAAAAGGATTTGATTCAGAAGTTGGCGGAGCATATGCAGATTATCAAGATCTGCTTGCAAGATTTTTTCCAGGACGATCAACCATCCCGGAAAACTTGCAAAATGAAAATTATAAAGGCTTGCCTAGAACACAAGTCAAAGCGATACAAAAAGTGCTGAAAGAAAAAAGCAGCACTGTGCAGGGTTGGAGAGAGATCATAGATCAACGTCAAAAGACCCTCAGCACTGAATACGGAATCAATTTTAGCTCAAAAGAGGAAATGAAGCTGTTTTTTAAATCTGAGGTATGGAAGTGGATGCAGAAATTTTATGACAGTAAACAGACACTGCGAATCATCAGTCATAAACTGGATGATTCTATCGTTTCTGAGATCATAAAAGATTTAGAGAAGTTCAGAGTGCGAACAGATCCGGACATGGCTGATACGATTGCAAAACAACTTGGTTTTTCCGGAGAGGTGGAGGCTTTAAAATACAGACCATAGCAGGGGGGCAAAATAATGGTAGTCGCAGGTTATCCGGTTATTTATTTTAAAAACTATGATTATATGCGGTTATTCAATGGTGATTTTATCCGGAGATCCAACGCAGGCCATTACCTTGGTGTGTATGAAAAAATAATAACAGTAGACACGGAAACCTTTGTCTATCTTAACAAAAGCATTGGCTTTGTTACAGACTGGACCATCACCATAGAGAATGACTGCTGCATTTATGGTAATCATGTTTCTGACCTAATAGACACGATAGACAGAATATGCACAACTTTACATGCTGATGACAGCCACCTTGTAAGATTTTATGTGCATAATTTCCCTTATGACTATGTTTTTCTCCGTAATCATTTTTTCCAGAAATGGGGGAATCCGGACAAGTCATTAGCTGCTAAAACACATAAGTACATCTTTATGAAATGGACAGGACAAGGGATTGAGTTCCGGGATAGCCTTATCTTGACACAGCGGTCATTAGAAAAGCTTTGTAAAGACATGGGAACCACTGAGAAAGCTGTCGGAACATGGGACTATAAGAAGTTTCGAACTCCGGATAGCCCACGTACAGCAAAAGAAATAGCATACGTCTGTACGGATACGATAAGCTTATGCAAAGCCCTACGTAAATACATAGATCAGAGAGGGTTTAACGTGGCGAACTGTCCACTGACAAACACTGGCTTTATCCGGACTAATGCCCGTAGAAGATCAAGAAAAGACAAGAAATGGCGAAAGCAATTTGAACAAATGGCATTAACACTTGAACAGTATGACCAGATGCTTGATTGCTATCATGGGGGGTATACCCATGCAAATAGGTACTATGTTAATCAATTGATAAAAGAACCTGTTGAGTGCTATGACTTTGTAAGCTCATATATCGCTTGGATGTGCTATTGCAAGTTTCCAATGACGAACTTTTGTTATACTAATACTATAACATTAAAGGACATTATGGAACTGAAAGAAGATTATGCTTTTTCCGGCTATATAAGATTAAAGAATCTGAGGTTGAAAAAAGAATGTCCTATGCCCCCGCTGGCTTTTTCAAAAGCAAAAGTTTGTGTTTTTCCGGAAGCAAAAAGCAAAAAAGAACAGTTTCATGAAAATCTGGATAATGGAAAGATCGTTAATGCTGATCTTGTCATATATCCCTTTACGGATCCGGATTTAGAAGTCATTCTGTCAAGTTATGATTATGAATGGGCAGACGTCTCAAAAGTCATGAGAGCGACAAAGGACTACTTGCCGGAATGGTTTACTGACTATCTTATGGAATTATTTTTTAAAAAATGTACCCTTAAAGGACAGGATCAATCAAACTATATGATTTCAAAAGGTGAGTTAAATGGAATGTACGGCATGACTGTACAGCGGATCATACAGATCTTATGTACTGAGATTATGGAATCCGGAGAGTGGGAAGCAAAAGAGCCAGAGGACAGGGAAAAAGAACTTGAAAAGTTTTACAAAAATAAAAACAGTTTCATACCCTACCAGTGGGGGGTTTTTATCACAGCTTATGCACAGGCTTATCTTTTCTGCTTGGGAGCTTGCTGCCGGAAATGGCTATACTCTGATACGGACTCTGTTAAAGGCACAGACTGGGATCATGATAAACTTGATAAATTTAATCAATGCATTGTTGAAATGTCGCAAAAAAGAAACATTGGAGTAGTTGAGTATAAGGGTAAAATATTCCGTCTGGGTATTGCTGAGTTTGACGGAATCTATTCTGAATTTATAACGATGGGTAGTAAGCGCTATTGCTACCGCTTAAAAAAAGATGCATCCTTGCATCTGACGGTTGCAGGAGTACCAAAAGAGGGAATCTATTGCCTGGATGATGACATAACGAATTTTCGAAAAGGCTTTATATTTAAGAATGATCTTACATTCCGTAGGAACTACCGGAGGTCAAATGATTGGCAGGATCCCAAGTTGAAAATGAAAACGGAGTATCTTTTTCATGATGGAATCAATGAACTGACCATTGACGGATGCAAGATTGAGTATGGCTGTGCTATAAGGCTTACCGATACAGAGTATGAATTGGATCATACGATTCCGTATGATAAAGAAACAGGATTACCGCTACCGTTTGAAATGGAAGATACAGTATATGAATAGAATTGTTATAAAATTGTAATGGTTTTGTAACATAAATAAGTTAAACTGTATAAAGGAGGTACAACATATGAAAAAATTCTGGAGGGAAAACAAAGAAGATTTGAGCACTTTGTTTTGGACTTGCGTCACTTTTGCTTGCATGTTTGTAGGCTGTCAAGTCTGGATGCTGTTAGGTGATTAAGGAGGTGAGTAAAAATGATTGATATGTCTGAAATTTATGAAACATTGCGAACAAGCAGTCTGAGAAAAGTGAGTTATGAGGATGATGAGATCAGTATCATAGCATACAAAGTAGGAAATATCATTAGAATTGATGTAAAGGAGGTACAAAGATGACGGCAATTTATGAATTATATGATGCATTACTTACTATAAAAGATTATTGTGCATCAAAAGACAATAAATGCAAGGATTGCCCACTCATTGATAGTGATGATTGCTGTATTTTTATAAAAGATACAGCACCATCAAATTGGAAACTGGTTGAGCCAACAAGAAGATTATGTGAATAAAAGGAGAAAATACCATGTTAAAATCAAACGTAAAAATCACTTGCAAGCCATATAATGGTAACTCAAAAACAAAAGCCTTTATTGATCTGGTTCTGGATGATACACTCATAATTAAAGGGCTTACACTGGTTGAGGGAAAAGAGGGTCTTTTCCTGTCATTTCCAAGCACAAAAGGGAAAGATGGAAAATACTATAATTCCGTTTACTCACTTGATAAAGAGTGGGTGAAGCTTTTGCAGGATGCATGTGTGAAAAAGTACAATGACTGTAATAAGAGTTCGCAGCCTGCAACCTCTGGGGGTGGATTTCAGTAATGAATATCTACGATAAAAATGGTTGGTTGGATGTTCCAAGGATCGTCCAGCTTGCTGACAGAAATAAAATTAACTTTATTTTTATCATTGGAGCAAGACGAACCGGAAAAACATATGGAATATTTCAGCACTTTATCAATGATGTTTTTTCAAAAAATGAGAAAATCATTTATATGCGCCGGACAAAAGAACAGCTGGCAAAAGTGTTTCTTCCGGAATTTGACCCATGGTTGGACATAAACAAAGATGTGAACAGATTTTTTCACTTTGAAAAACCAAGAGGAGAATACGGGCGTATTAAGATTATGGAGCAGACAGAGGAAGAGGAAGTATACAGAGGTGAGGCTTTTTGTCTTACCTCTATGCACAACAACCGTGGTTTCTCTGGTTCGGATTTCTCTGAGGGCATTTATGATGAGTTTATCCCGGAGAAGATTGCTAAGTCAATCAGTGGGGAGGATGATGCTTTTTTAAATGCTGTCGAAACCATCTCAGCAAATAGGGAGTTGCAAGGAAAGAAACCATTCCGCTGGTGGCTTGCTTCCAATTCTAACACCTTGGATAATGCAATAGTGCAAGCTTTTGGTTTGCTGCCAATCTTGGATCGAATGAAAAAGAATAAGCAGGAGTTTTCCATGCTCAAAGAGAGAGGAATCATCTTGGTTCTGATAAATGATTCCCCAATTTCAGAAAAGAAAAAAGATACTGCTTTGTATCGGGCTTTATCGGGTGATACAGACTTTGCAAAGATGGCTTTATCAAATGAATTTGCATATGATGATGTATCGGCTATCAAATCAGAGGACATACGACAATACAAGCTTATTTGTGTGATTGGAAAAGTTGCAATTTATGAGCATAAATCGAAAGCACACTTGTATGTGTCGGATCATGTTTCTGGGTCTTGTAAAGATGTGTTTGAGGACACCCAACATGGAAAAGATCAATTCCGGTGCTTTTATAGCTGGATTGACAGCTATCGTCTGACAAATAGGATAAGTTATCAGAATATTTCCGTAAAATTTTATATTGACAAATTATTCAAATAACCCTATATTTTACTTAGGTCAACGTGGCTACATCGACCGCCGGAAGCGGATGCCGTGGGATGATTACCCGGAAGCGTTGACCTATTTAATTAAATTCCGGCAGAAAAGGAGAAAAGAAAATGAATGTAAATGAAATTTTAGAACTTGGAAAACTTGGATTTTCAAAAACTGAGATCATTGGGATTCTGAACGCTCAGAGCATGTCCGGACTTGGACAGATTCCAACTCTGGAACAGGGTACTCCGCAGCAGACTACTCCGGTACAGATTCCAACTCAGGGACAGGTTACTCCGGGACAGGTTACTCCGGGACAGGATGCAACCAGTGCAGCTCTTATGACAGCAATCAATACTTTGACTGCTACCTTGCAGGCTGGCAACCTGTCAGCCTCCGGGAAATCCGGAACAACACAGCGGACTTCTGACAACGTAGCAGAAGACCTTATGAAACTCATGAATTAAGGAGGGTAAATAAATGGCAAACAGTTTAGTAGTCCAGGACGCCTATTTAATCATCAATGATTTATACAAGATGGCTACAGGGCGTAAAAACATCACAGCAGTAGATACAAGCTCCTTTGTGTCGGTTGGTGAAACTATGTTGCGGACAGGCGTAGAACCAACTTTAAAAGCATTAAGTCAGTGGTGCGGACGGACATACTTTGAAATGGAAAAATACAGATCCGGAGTATTCCATTCCATCATTGAGAATAATGAACGCTGGGGAGCTATCACACGTGAGATCATTTCACTTCCGTTGGATGCAGAAGCTTCACAGGATTGGAATACAGAGTTAAATGAAAATCAGCTTGCAGATGGTCAGTCGGTTGACATGTATAAAATCAATGCCCCAAAAGTAGTAGAATTAAAATTCTACGGAAGTAAAGTGTTACAGTCGCATATTACACGATTCCGGGATCAGCTGGCATTGGCTTTTTCCAACGAATCAGAGTTTCTGATGTTTGTAAGCTCATACATGACAGCTTACTACAATGATATCGAATCAAGAAATGAAGCAAAGCGCAGACTGACGGTGCTCAACTTCATGGCAGGAATTTCCTTTCTTGGAACAAATGAGGTGGATCTTGTAAAGGAATACAATACAGACTACGGAACAGAGTTGACAAGAAAGCAGCTTTTAAGCCCAGAGCATCACAGAGATTTCATGGCTTTTGTGGTTGCAAGAATCAAGAAAGATTCCAAAAAGATGCAGGATCGCACCACAAAGTATCACATGAATCTCACAGGAAAAGATATCTTGCGATTCACACGTCCGGAGAATCAGAAACTGCTTATGTACACGGATTTCTGGATTGATTCCGAAACACAGGTATTCCCGACAGTCTTTAATGATGAACAGTTAAAGATTGCCGACAAAGAGCTTGTAAACGGCTGGCAGGAGTTTGACAGCCCTGCTATCAACATCAAGCCAAACATCATTGATACTGACGGAGTTTCAATAACGGCTACGACACCAGTAAATCTGCCATATGTACTTGGTCTTTTATATGATCGTAGAGCGATGGGAGTAAATAATCAGTGGATGTACTCGGCAGCTACACCGTTCAATGCAGCAGGCGGTTATTACAATATCTTTGACCACTACCGGTTCAATGCTTGGAATAACTTCACACACAACGCAATTCTTTATGTTCTGGGGGAGGGAGTATAATATGTTAGTGGCATCTTTACAAGTTCCTAGTGGGGGGAGTATCGTTGCAAAATTGCCTTTTAGAAAGGTCGGAGTAAGAAGAATAATTATTAGTGCTCCCAGTGACAGTGTGAGTCTTACTTATGATGGCATCAATTTAGTCAATTTTAGCAGATACAATGGTTTTGTTGATTTAAAATTTGAAAGTTATTACGGTTTTCCGGATGCCAGCATGTTTTCTTTTGTAAACTACGATACTACTATTGCAAATGTTGTTGTTCTTGCTGACTGTGTTCCAGAATCACCTATAAACAATGATTATTTTGAGGTAAAAACATCATGACAGACACAATTTTGACAGTTTTAGGAAATTATGCGTTTCCAATCGTTTGCTGTATCGGAATGGCATATTTTGTAAAGTACATGTATGACCAGACAAATGCAAGAGTTGAAAAACTCAACGAAGAGCACAAAAATGAAGTTGACACACTTTCTGAGGTAATCAAAAACAATACGATTGCCTTAGAAAAGATGAATACGTTAATTGAACAGATTGGAAAGTAGGTACTATATGACAGCTAATGAACTTGTAGCATATGCTACTAATTTAATTGGTACTCCTTATGTGTGGGGTGGTAACACCCCAGCACAGGGACTTGACTGTTCCGGATTACTCTACTATATCCAGAAAAAAGCAGGATCAGAGGTTGAAGATATGACTGCTTCTGGTTATTCGATGATTGGAAAAAAGATTGATATTGGGCAGAAAAAACCGGGTGATTTTCTCTTTTTTGGTAGACCAGTGACCCATTGTGCTATTTATATTGGAAATGGATATATGATCGAAAGCCGCGGAGGACGAAAAAACACTGCTGACAATCCGGGTATGGGAGTAGTAAAAAGCCTTGTAAGTCGTAGATCTGACTTATCCTGCATCCGCAGGGTATGGACAGAATATAATGAAGCATTAACCTATTCGATTGGAAAAACATATACGACCAGGGTAGATCATTTACATGTACGCTACAGTGTATGGGGACAGATCAAAGAGTATGCACAGCTGACAGCAGATGGAATGAAACACGCTTATTCTGATGGGTGCTTGAAAAAGGGAACCACAGTCACGGTAAAGGATGTCAAAAAGGATGAAGCCGGAGCAACGTGGGTACATATTCCATCCGGTTGGATCTGTGCCATCACAGCAAAAGGAGAGATCTATTTATTATGACGGAAATCATCTTATATCATTTTTCCAAAAGAAAAAACAGCACCAAACGACCAACGGGGCAGGGCACTACTGTGCCCTGCCTTTTAAAATCAAATACCAGTTTTCAGAATCCGGTATTTAAGTTAAAGCTTACATTGGATAGTGCATTGCAATTTAACTATTTGAAATGGGCTGACCATTACTATTTTATCAATTCAACAGTTTCACTGAATAATGATATGGTTGAGATCTCAGCAAGTGAGGATGTGTTAGCTACCTATCGGACAGAGATCAGCAATTATACATGCTTTATCGAGCGATCTGGTAAGCAGAGTACGCTTGCTAATGATTCTATGTATATTCCAACAAATGATTGGGTAACTCAATCTACTATAGTTGGACAGCCAATAAATACGTTTGTGAATGGGTATGCCCCAAACTATTTATTAAGAACTGTATCAGTTGAGGGAGTAAACACCTATTATATAAGAGGTGAGCAAATGAAAGATTTGTGCTCATTTATGTATACGTATGGATCCATTCCTGATGTAATGGAAACAGCATTGACACGTTTACTTTTTAATCCGTTTGAGTATATTCTTGATTTAAAATGGTTACCTTTTAGAGTTGATAAGTTCCTAAACATATTAGATACAGTAAAGCTTGGCTACTGGGACAGCAATGCAAATGCCTATCTGATAAATGATGCATCTTGTACTTTTTCCTATGATTTAAGCCTTGGTAATCCCTTATATGCTGATACAGATTTTAGATTTTACAATGCAGCTTTTTCAAAGTATAGCGTAAAGCTTCCATTTGTGGGGGTTATTCCTATCAATCCAACAAAGACCCATAAGGGACAGTTAAAAGCCACATATAACTTTGATGCTGTTTCCGGCATGGCTGACGTTTGGGTAACTTCAGGATCTGATGAATATGCACACTTCCAATGCCAGCTTGCTGTTCCAGTACAAATTGGGTATGCTACGGCAAACATTGGTCAGCTTACTACCTGCTTGATAGACGCAGGAACAAGCCTTGCTTCCGGTAACCCAATAGGGGCTATCACAAATACGTTAGGAGCATTTCAGAGTGTGACTTCTCCGGAGCCTAACATGGTAGGAACAGTTGGAAACATTGGCAGTATACTTAATAACATGGAAGCAAACAGTATCTGCTACGCTTGCACAAGCATAGATCCGGATGGAGCTAGTGAGGGTTATGTAGATGGGACTATCCGCTCTATATCTACACTGAGTGGCTTTGTAAAGTGCCGGAATGCATCTATCCAGATTGCAGGATTTGAGGGGGATCAAGAGCAGGTAAATAGTTACTTAAACAGTGGTTTTTACTTTGAATAGAGAGGAGATAAACATGTGGACACCGGTTAATTTTGATAAAATCAACATTTGTACAAATTACTTCCAGCCATCCGGAATAAAGGTGGATAGCTTATACACAGACACGTTTGATCGAATGCTTTATGAGCGTGTGTGTTCTATTCTTGATATCACATACAATGGAACTATTGACATTGATTACTTCAAATATTGCCTACTTTTCGGTGGGTATATTTGCATCACAAAGACAGATCTTTATGGTCTGATTGCACAGTATCCAATGTTGACAGGCTACAATATTTATTTTAAGCCTACCACAGCTACTATACACACTTATGCAAGCAACGCAGAGATTGACATGGAGGACATGGAGATCGGAAAAGACTGCTCTGTCATCTATCTCAGACCTACTTTTTGCGGGATTGGAGACATCATTGGTTTTTACAGTTATAAGCTGGCACTGGTCGCAAGTGCATTCGATATGAATGTATTTAATTCAAAACTTGCTTTTCTGATAGCCGCTAAAAATAAAGCTGCAGCTCAGACCTTGAAAAAAATCTATGACAGTATTCAATCCGGTAATCCGGTTGAGGCTTTTGATGTATCAATTAAAACTGAGGACAGACAAGGAAGCAAACAGGATGCCTGGGAATCTTTCAACAAAGATCTCAAGCAAAACTTCATTGCACCGGAACTGATTGAGGTATTTGAGAAACTTTTGGATCAGTTCGACACAGAGGTTGGTATTCCATCTGTCGGATCTGATAAAAAAGAACGTCTGAATGTACTTGAAACAAGCAAAAATGATGCAGAATCCGTGACAAGGATCACTACTTGGCTTGAGACAATGCAAGCAGGGGTTGATATGACAAATAGACTTTACCCGGAGATGAACTTATCTATCAAGATCAGAAGCTATGAGACTGCGGAGGTGAAAGCATATGGGACTTTATAGAGTAACGATAGCAGGGCTTTATGAATGGAACAATACCCTATTTGACAAGATGGAGTTCCCGGAATCAGCTGACATGCAAAATTTTATTGACAGCTTGCTTCTGTCCTATGGGGATTGTGAGCCATTATATCCGGACTGGGATTTCATGCATGATAACGCTATTCCTGCATGGAGTGGGAAGTGGAAAAGAAGCATAGACAAAGTATATAAAGTATTAGATTTAACTGATTATGAACCACTTGAAAACTATGACCGTCATGAAGAATGGACAGATAGCCCGGATATGACACGAACAAGTCAGAGTTCCGGACAGGATGTAAATAGGGCAGAAGCAGGACAGGGAACCACTACGACCAACTCTGGGGCAGATACAGCTATCAATGATGTCAGTGCTTTTAATGATTCCAGCTACAGTCCGAACGAAAAAACAACAACGGAGTACGGGGGCAGCACAAAAGTACAAAGCTCTGGGGAAAACAAAAACACATTTGAATACGGAAAAGGTGAAACAAGCCGAGAGACAGGACAGAATAAGCATTCCGGACGTATTCATGGGAATATTGGTGTGACCACTTCGCAGCAGATGGGGCTATCTGAGCTCAGTCTGAGGAAACAAAGCTTTATTGATTATTGCACCGGACTATTTGCGCAGGATCTGCTTTTATTAATTTATTAAGGAGGAATGAATTATGTTTTTTAACTATCCACGTAGTTCTACGCAAGATATGAACTTAGACTGGTTGCTTAAAGTTGGCAAACAGGCAGACGAAGATCATGAAGAATGGACGCATATAAAAGACACAGCACAGACCATGATTGATGATGCTATTCAAAAATCACTTGATGATGGAGAGATCGGAAAAGTAGTAAATGAAGCTACTACAAAAGTCATCACTGAACAGATTGACCCATTAAAAGAACAGGTTGGAACAAATACAGCTGATATTACAAAGTTACAAAAAAGAGAAGGCCTTTTTGACCACTCCGGAAAAACCATCATCATCGGAGACAGCTACACGGTTGGTTATAGCCCAGAGGGTAACTTACAGCCCTGGACTACAAACTTTATCAAATACACAGGTCTTGAGAACGTGACTATTTCCGCAAATGGGGGAGCTTCATTTTCGACAGCTTCCAATTCATTCCTTATGCTTTTAAATGCTGTCCCTGCTTCTGATGACGTGAAACAGATCCTTGTAGTTGGAGGGTTTAATGAGTTCGGAACCTATTCAGAGATTGAAAACGCAATCAATGCTTTTATGGGTGCTGCGGAGGTCAGATTCCCAAATGCAAAAGTCTTTGCCGCTATGGTAGCATGGTCAGTTGACCGGACGGATGACCCAAACGTGCAAAACAGATTAAAGATTGCAAAATCTGTTTATAATACACAGCGGAAGAATTGGCGGTATCTGGCAGGGTCAGATTATATCCTCCATGCTGACGGCTTCCTTGCTTCTGATGGGTTCCATCCAAACAGTACCGGGCAGGAACGTCTTGCTACATATCTTTCTACAGCTGTAGAAACAGGAGCATGTAGTCCATCATTTTACGAAGTTAGTGCAAACTTTGAAGCAGGTGACTTTGCACCAACTCCGGGATCAAGCTGGCCTTTTGTGAGTTCGTACAATGAAAATACAAGCACTTTAATCTGGGGTAACTATGTTTGCTTACCAAACAGCGGAACCCTTGTATGTGATGGCACTGAGTACCGTTTGGGGCGCATCTATTCGACTTCCTTTATCGGAGATCATAACGGCTATACATGCTATCCAACCACTGTGATCGTTAAGTCCGGCAGTGACTTTTTTCACATTCCTGCACAGCTTAACTTCCGTGGTCGACATATCTATTTGAGCTTGTATGACATCTCAGATGATAAGCACAACTACCGGACATTAACAGAGGTTACACAGGTACAGATTCACAGAGGATCAATTACCATGTAAATATAAAATATGATAGCCCAGCAACCGCTGGGCTATTTTTATGCATCTATCAAAAGGTTTCTGAACAACTTTATTATTCCCCAGTTTGTTGATAGATGATATATTTCCGGATCTTTAAATAAGTGATAATAAGCTACACACCAGTATTTAGACTTTGTCAAGGATATTTCAACACAGTCTAAGTAACAAAGGTAGTATGCTGTCAAATACTCATCATCTTCAGCAATTTCACATGTAAAGCCTTGTCTCTCAAGATCACGAGCAAGTTGTTTGAGGTTCATTGTGTCTTTG